TAGTAAAGAGATGCTCTCGCTCTTCTTCGTTTTTAATTGCTTTTTCTAGTTCTTGATAACCAGTTTGCAACTCTTTTGCTTTAGTTTGAGCATCATTAATTCTATTTAAACGAAACGATTCTTCTATGTTTTGAGTACATGTAGGACATGTTACATTATCAGTAAAGAACTTATGTTCCTTAGTTATCGTTGCTACTTTTTGACTTAATTGACCCTTAAATTTGTTTAGTTTCCTTAACTTTTTATTCGCTCCTGTAACCTTTTCTTGCTCATTAGTTAATTCTACAACTTGAGTTTCTAATCCTTGATTGTCTGATGAATATTCATCTTGTTCATCGAGAAGGGTTGAAATTTTATCTTTTTTTCCTTGAATATTTGCCTTTCCACGGTTCTCTAACTCTTCAATAAATTTCTTTTGCATATCTAATTTATCTTTTATATTCTCTCTTGCTAAATCTAAAACTCTTATTTCATCCTTTTGTTTTCTTATCTTATCACGAATAATTACATTCATTGCAGAGAAAATACGAATATCTAATAAGTCTTCAATCACTTCTCTTCGATTTGTTCCTGACAATTGCATAAAAGGAACAAAAGCACTACTACCCAGAATTACTATCTGAGTAAAGGACTTATAGTTTACTTTAAGTATATTTTCCTCTAAAATCTTTTGAGTTGCACGGTCATCTGCCTGTTTATGCATCTTTTGACCATCAACTTCGATTTCAAATAGGTTTGGTTTGATTGATCTTCTAACTAGATATTGTCTTCCGCTAATATCAAACTCAACTTCAACACAACAATCCTTCTCATTTGTTGCATTTATCAGTTGAGACTTATTAATTTTACGAAATGGTTTATTAAACAAACTAAAAGTTAAGGCATCCAACACAGTGGATTTACCTGTACCGTTTGTTCCTACTATCAAATTCGTTGCATTTTTTTGGAAATCTATTTCCGAAAACTGGTCTCCAGTTGACAGAAAATTCTTCCATCTAATCTTTTGAAACGTTATCATTCTTAGGTGGTGGAACGACTATATCGTTCGGTGTGATCACTGCGTACTTATAATTATACAGCTTACAAGTCTTTATGGCAACTGTATCTTCAATTTCTATTACATTTAAGTTAGCGTCTTCATCATCATTTAACATCATAGCATATCTTTCTGCATCATCCTCTTCTTCAAACATAAAGAGAACTTTTTCCCCATAGCGATTTAAAACAGCATAGGCACCATCGTCCCGTCTGTCTTTAAGTGTAAGAAGATACATTAGTCTACCTCGCAAGCTTCGGTGTATATTTTTTGTAGAATTCCTTTAATAAGAGTTTTATCTCCTTCAAACTCAGATTCATCAATATAGCGATTCAATATACCTATCGTATTCTCAGTTTCTTCAACTTCAAAGTCACTACTTTCAGTTAGTACAAAGTTTTCAATTATTTTTAAGTCTTGAATACCAGAGTTGTATAATTTATCTATAAACTTTTCAAATTGCTTTTGGTCGGTTTTCTTCTTCACAACCACTTTAACTATCTTATCTTTAAACTCTCTAGTATCAAATAACTTATAATTTGTATCTTCATAATAGATATTGTAAAATAGTCTATATGGATTGTTTACGGGTGTGTGTTCAATAGTTTTAGTATCAAAGATATGAAATCCTCTTGTATCTAAAACATCGTTCCAGAACATCTCATAAGGGTTTCCAAGATAATATATCTTTCCATTATCAGAACGAGTATGATAGTGTCCTGAGTAAACACGATAGAATTTATCAAATATATTTGTATCCATTCCGTGTTCCATTGTATGACCACGAGTAGCAACAAATCCATTTAACTCAAGATGACCCATGATGACATCTGCTTTTGTGGTGTCCATCATCTCAAGAGTTTGTAATTTATTCTCTTCGTTAATCCAAGGAAGCATCAAAATATCCAATCCACCAATATTTACAGTTTCTGGTTCTGAGTAAACAACAACATTATCATATTCTTTTAATAAAAGTTCTACTGTATTAATTTCATTTGTATCTTTATAATATGCAGTGTGATTACCAACGATTGTATGAACTGTAATACCCATTGCTTGTAATCTGTCATAATAATTTTTCTTTGCCCACTCAAGCGTTGCTAGGTCAATATTACGTCGATTATCAAATGTATCACCCATGTCAACGACAGTATCAATCTTATTTTTCTCCAAGTATGGAAAAAAGGTATTATCGTAAAACTTTTTGAAATATTTGTGTATGTAATCAGCACCTTTTCTTGCACCGAAGTGCTGATCTGTAATAATTGCTAACTTCATCTATTTGAGGACTTGTACTGAATATTATCTTTGATTGTATTATAATCAGAACTACTACCTGTCATTGCACCATCATCTACAGTCATCACTTCTTCAAATCCAGTCTTTTCAATTATCTTTGTCTTAATTTCTAACTGCTTCTTTTCCTTCTGTATGCGTCTTAGAAAAGCATAGTGTATTATCTGAGTAAAGTATGCAAATGGATTTCTAGACTTCTCTGGGTCAAAATTATGAATATACTGAACACAGTTTTCTATCCCATCAGATATCATATCATCACGAAACATATAGTTAACAAAGTTTGGTTTATATGACAAGTGAGTTGCTATCTTTAAAAAACAAGAACCTAAGTAATTTGTGATGCGTGGTTTTGGTAAATCATTCTCTTGTGCTTCTTTGACCTGTGCACGATATACAATTAATGCTTCTAGAAGTTCACGGTTATTTACATAATGCTCTGATTTTTTCTTTGCCATATACCTGACTTAATATATTGATAGTATAACATAATTTATCGGACTTGACAAGTCACTGAATTTTATGTACAATACCCTTTGTAAGGGGTCAAGGGTTATTAGGCTTATCTATATTATTCTTAAAGATATTCTCAAGGCTCTTGCGAGCATCCTCAACAGTAGTTAGAAATCCCATCTTATCATTTAAGGTTACTTGACCATCTATTTCAATATCAATATCATCTTCGTTTAGGTAACGATTGTAGAACTTAATCATCTGTTCATCAGTCACTTCAGACATTGTAATAATTTTATCATACTTAATTAAAAATAAATCTTGATCTGGTAGTTCTAACCAAGGTTTTACCTTTACATACTTTCCTGCAGGACTTGAAAGCATTTTCATTATAACTGGATTTGAGAGCATAATAATTGAGTCTCCATCATTCTCATCGACAGAAACAAGTGAGAAGATTTCCTCTCCTGTAATTAATTTTAGAACAGCGTGAAACTCGTCTCCCATTATCTTAAAATACTTGTATTATTATTTAGGTTTAATTTTTCAAAGGTATTTTAACAATATCATAGTTAAAGTTCTCTTCATTATACACCTTTATTCTTTCTATTAGATGATTCAATGTATAGTTTCTTTTTGACTTATAACTGATATCATCGGCAATATCATATAAAGTTGCTTTAGTTTTATTATTTCCCTTTCTTAAGACTCTTCCGATTGATTGTAAGTTTCGTATTCGAGATTTTGATGGGGAAGCAAAGATGACATTATGAAGGTTCTTAATGTTAATTCCTGTTGAGAAGGTGCCGTAAGAGGCAATAATGATTGCGTTACTCTCCATTTCTGTAATTGAGCGAATCTCCTCACGATCTTCTGTTGCAACTCCTCCGTGTACGAAGAAGACTTGTCGTTGTTCAAGTGCATTATTCTCCTGTATCAAATTATATAGGGGTTCTCCGTGTCCTTCAACCCTTGCAAATAAAATTAATGTATTACCTTTGAGATCAAGAGCAAGATTTTTGATAAAGTTATTTCTTTTTTGATGGGTAATAATATACTGTATTTCATCCTCAAATGTTTCAAATTTATTTGGTGAGTGTTTCAATAGAAGTACATTAATATCTAACGTTGCCACATGACCTTTCTTCATAAGCTCGTCTGTCTTAATAATTTTATACGAAGGACCAAATAAACCTTCTAATACCCACTTATGTGTCTGTGTTCCATCAAGAGTTCCTGTAAAACCAAAACGATATTTGGCATTATCAAGTTTCGACATTATAGATATTAATGAC